GGGGATTGTCATTTCAGGTGTTTTTTTGTCGTTCCAATTTAAAAAGAATGCGCCCGCGTTTTGTGATCCTGTTAAGTGGTTACGGATTTGGCGTGTATTCTCTTGGATTGTTTCAATAGACTCTTGTACTCCAGCGTTCATGTTAATGATATGGCCGAAGCTCAACCCTTTTTGAATGTGGTTGATTGAGTAGTTTGAAATTTCCTCCTCCATTTTCGCCCAACTAATCCCCGACACATAACTCGGGTTTGAATAGTAAAATTGCCCAACTTGGTAATCGCGAATGATGTAAATTTCTGAGCGTTCGCCCATTCCTTCGCCATATCCAAATGCGTCAATTCGCTCGGGTTTATATTTGTTTACGTTTGCAAAATCGTAGCTATAATAATATCCTGTTATATCGCCCTCCTCGTTTGCAACTTCGGGAGCGATGCGTTGTTTGGCTACGTGAAAGCAACGTTGTATTTTGCCGTTTACATATTTGACCTCGATTGAAGCCTCGCCAAACATCTCAAAATCCTTGCATATTTTTCTTAAATCTTTTTTAGGGAATCCTAAATAATCCCATACATTAATAGCTAAACTTTTATGTCCCAGTTCTTCTTTAGAATGCCATTTAAAAAGGTTAAATTCTTTACCTTCTTTTTTACCCCAACGATTTAAAATAGACCTAGAAATACAGGCTGCTAAATGTTCAATAGAAACCATTACACCAAGCCACATTTTTAATTCTGGTTTTTTATGAATTGTATTGGCTTTTTTAAACTGTTCTAACTCAAAATCTTTTAAATTGTGACGGGTATTAAATGCTTCGTGTGCGTTTGCATGGGCCAGTTCTTCTTGCACAAATTGCTTCATTTGAGCAATTAATGCGTCATCTTTAACCTCTGGCAACCTTTTATTAACAACAGCTACAAATGCTTTTTCCCATGCCGGAAACAGAATGCTTGAAGCATTCATGTAGTGAGTCCAGACAGGAGAATTGTCACACCAGTATTTGGTCATATTTGATTGCTATGGATGTTCTATTTACACTAATACGCAGAAATAGCGTTTTGTGCCCTAATAATTGCTGGGGCCGTTAATTGCTCCAGTGGCGGCCTCGGCCCATTCCTGCCACGTTTCAAATATGTTATCCCCTGGAATAGCATACACCGCAAAGTTAGGCAAAGAGCAAATTACTGCCGCGGTATCGCGCCAGTTTTCTTCTTCATTATACGGAACAGGCTGCTGACCAAACCATTCAATAAATGCTCCATTCCATGACTCCCAAGTCATGTATTCAGTTCCCATTGGAAACGATTGTTGTGCTGGAGTAATACTCATGGACGCTCATCCCCAAACTCGGCCGTGATCATATTTCGCCCCATTTCATAGTTGCCGTTAATTGAGTTTGATTCAAACTTAAGTTTAATCAAACGATGCTCAACGCGCAGATCAATTTTACCAGTCTCTGGTGTAAAGGTATAAGGCCCTGAAATCTCTGGCTCTGTACTAGCAAATTTTCTACCAAGGACCGTCATTGTTATATCACCAGATTGTACAAAATCCGGCTCAAAACGTCGAATGTGCATTCTTCGATTCACAGATGTAGTACTATCTTGAGAAGGGGTTCCACCAATCCAACTAATGTCTGCTGTAGTAAAACTAGAATAAATAGCAGTTTCAGCAGAATCCCCTACTTTGTTATATCCAAATTCTTGCTGCCATAATGTATAACCACCAGAAATATAATACACGAAATCACCAGTAACAACAGCAGGATTAATAATAGTGTTTAATGTAATTAAAGTATATCCTTGCTCTGGAGTGTTTTCATATGTATATATTGATGTGCCAACTCGATAAGCAACAAAATTAGTGGCGTTAACGTTATTAACAAAAGATAAATAGTCACCCGGACTCAGCAATTGACTTGCGTCGCCGGCCAAATAAAATTGATATGGTGTTGGTGCTGGTTGCCCAGATGGGGTGTCAATAATTGTTAATGGCTGGGAAAAAGTTGCGGTAAAATTCCAGTCAGCCCAAATAGGGGTCGGGAAAATCTCAGTCGTCCAACCAGACGATCTTTGTGCACCATCGGCGCTACCGGCGTCGTACCAAATTTTATCTTTTACATTATAGATAATTGCATCGGTACACTCAATAGCAGTTCCGCGAGGATAAAAGAACCAAATTTCATTGTATTTAGGTACCTTAGTAGCCCATACTTTTTGACGCTGCGAATAGTTTAAGTTATTAAACAACCAGTTTACGTTTTTATCGTTTGGCAATACAGCTACTTGACCATTGTACACATAGAACCGGTCAACTCCCATCCAATAAAATGTCCCGTCCATTTCTACAACGGAGCTAGAAGACATAATAGAAATTTGGCTAGAAACAATATCATAGCGCCAATAGTACGGAGCGGCGCCAGTAAAAGAAACACGAATTAGTGAGTCAGTTGCCCAAAATAAACCAGACGGGGAGTTTGTACCACCTCGAGTTGGTTTACCAAGAACAATCTTAGACGCAGACATATTGACCTGGTTGGCGGTAGCACCATTCCAATCATACGGAGACTGGTTTGCGTATGTAGAATCTACGTGGTTATTGGAAAGGAACCCGTTTGATCCATACACAAAAATATAAGGGTATAGCACACAAACACCGCCGTCAACTACAATTGGTCTATACGTTGGGTTTTGTCCAGCGCTGTCAGATAAACCTGTAAAAGACCAAACATCATTGGTGTCTGGGGTCAAGCTACCAATTAAAACCTGAGATGGTCTTCCTGAGTCGATGTTTGCTAAGTTAACACCGGGGCAGGCTAACAGATTTAATCTACCACCCGCGGGGCTATATTGAATATCAAACTGCCAAACGTAAGCGTCATTAGGAGCAAATTGGTAGTTAGCTAAATATACCGTGGTAGGCCCACCAAAAATTGTTGTGCCTACTACAACGGTTGTCTGAAGAGTTCCGGAGTTATACGAAGAAGAAGATACTGTATAAATTATTGGGCTAACAGATTGAACAAAACAAACTTTAGTGCCAGCCGGATATATTGATGTCTTATTACCAGCAACCACAAAGCTAGTAGATGCTGTAGATACAAGAGGTATTCCAGAATAACCTTTGTAGATTAATGCTTCATACGGTCCACTACCTAAACCAATCGTAGTACCCGTTGTAAAAACGTCAATCCCTTCACTATTGCCGCCAAAAATATAGTTAACACCGTTTTGTGGTGACACAATCATTCCGCGTGTAATTCCACGATAGTTGTGGAACAGCGTACGATAGCCACCTATTTTTTTAGGTTTACCACGTTGAAAACGGCACCACACACCTTCGGTAAAATCACCCGATTCAAATTGTGTACCATCTCGTTTAATACCGGGAACAACAGCAAGTGTATAGATTTCACTATACTGTTGTTGAGCATTTCCGGCTGCAGTTTCAGCCATTGCTAAAACGTCCCGCCTGTAATTAAACCTGCGTTAAATGTCGCTGGAGTAGTAATAACGGGATTTAATAAATTGGTGCCATCTAAATTTAAAATTTCTTGACCGTTGGCGGTTAATCCTAAAATACTGGTGCCTTGTAAATACATACCAGTGTAGTTATCACTAATAAAAGAGAACGCTGGTAATGCTGCCGAACCGTTAGTAGCATAAAATGTACTTACGGTGGTTTGGGTAAGCGTATATAAATTATTACCGTCACTTAATACTGTAACAATTGAGCCACTGGCTACTACTAATGGAGGACTAGAACTTCCCGACACCACAAACGTGATGTCATACGCGGTTGAGCCAGTATTATTTGTTAAAATATAAAGCTGAGTGGTAGCAGGTAAAGTAACAGCTAACGTTTGTGTTCTAGTGCCAGAAATAGAAATGTAAGTCTGAATAATTGGCGCGTAACTTACCAAGCTAAACGTGTTACCAACAATCGAGTCAACGTCATAAACCGCAGACGAGAAGGTAATGTTTGGAGAAGGTGCTAAACCAATGGTAAAGAAGTTACTGGTAGAGCTCTGGTACATAATAATACCAGAATCATTCGGATTAGCCGTAACAGTAGTAAGGCTATTGATTAAAGAGCCAGATTGCGGTGTAATAGTTAATGAACCAGTTCCGTTATTTCTAAAATAAATAAACCAACCTTGACTTAAATTAGCGGCTAACGGTAATGTTAATGTGCCAGCGCCGCCAGTCCACACAAAAGTATTGGCTCGACTTGAGTCCGAAACACTTGGGGTTGAGTTTGTTAAAATAATGTTTTGTGTTGAAGCTAATCTTCCGTTAATGGTTGTTAGTCCAGCGCCTTGCAGTGTTGCTGCATCAGCAGCGGCTGTGCCAGCACCAAAGGTTACGTTTTGCCAAGTGCCTGCTTCGGTTGAGTTATCAGAAAGATAAAAGTACTTTGCCTCACCTGGCTGAACTAAGACAGAAGACAATCCAGAAAAGTCAACGACAGAAAACTCGTACAGTCCAAAGTTTCTAATTAAAGTATCACTGCCCGTTGCACCCAAATTACCCTGGGGTAAATTAATATGTAAATCAGCCGCGGTTGATACACAATCCATGATTCTGGATAACGGAACCTGGGTTGGGTTTACAACTGATGGCCAGAATAAATCCTGATCAGTAGAAAATGTTAATTCCTGATAAGATACATCCGTTGGTACAACAACGGTTCCAGTAAACGGGGATACAAAGGTCGGCATATTTTAGGGTTCCTGAACAGAAACGTTACGATCAACTCTACGTGAGTTGTCTTCACTTTTAACGGATTTTAGTGCGTCATCATAGTATTGTTTCCACACTGGTAGTTTATCTAATGCTTTTAAGTACCCCTGAGCTGCCAACAATGTGCCATATAGCATTAACTGTGGTGTTTCACGGGTAAATAGATTTTGTTGATTGGCGTTATCTAATGGTTGAATTTCACTGTAGTAACAAATTTCTACAGGATATGTTGCATCCGATCGAGGAGCAATTGCCCAGTTGTCATAATCATAGTCTGCATAATACAACGGTTGACCATTACTGGATTGGGATTGATACTGTGCAATGTAGTCTTGTGAACGAAGCAGTACGGGCTGCCCATTGATTTTCATAGACGCCGTCTTGCGCCAACGAACTGGTTTACTAATAACAGTCTGATTAGATACAACAGTTGTCTCAACCACAGTAAGCTGTAAGTAGGTTTTTAATTCTGAAGCAATACGGCTTTCCGCAATAGAAATTAAACTGGGAATTTGTGCAACAAAGCCAGCGTCATCGCGCTCCATGTATTGTTGAACATTTTCAACCAGTGAATTGTAGGACATTTGAACTGCCATAATTTACCTTGTGTAATAGCTGATGTTTGGTTGGAAGTAAATTGGCGACTTGTCGCGCTCTTCATTATTGGCCTGCATAAACAGTTTATCGGCCTGTTGTTCTAAATAAGCAATTTTAGCTCCGTCAACGCCGGGAACTTGCATAGCCAACCGATGTGATAATGAGGCCTGAACAGAATTAATCCAACGATCTGGGATGTATAGCTCGTTAGTTAATGATCCAACGTCTTGCATTTGTTTTTCGATAATAAGCTGAAACATTTGAAAGTCGTTGTTTGGTACTGGCCACAAGTACATCTTAGGCTCAATTTGACGATCGTACCAAAACTGCAAAGCGCGTTGGCTTGGAAACTGTTTATTGGGAAGGTTCCAGTAGTCATCTCTGTTCAAGCGAGCCAAAGGAATAACTTGCTGGCTGGTTGAAAAAACAATCTGACGTACTGAGAAGGTAGTTGCTACGGTCTCACGAAGACGGTAGAATGTATTGACTGGGGTAATAGATAACGGGAAGTATGCCCATTCTTTATCTGATAGGGTAGTCTCTGGGAGCTGTGATACCGTGGTCCAAGTAACGCCATCGGTGCTGGTCTCATATGCAAAGTTATAGGTTTGTGTTCCACCACCGGTAGCGTGACCATTAACACCGATGTAGTAGACGCTTTGACCGCCTTGGTAGTATAGTCCAAACCAATTCTTAAGCGTGGTAGACGTAGAGACAATGTCTAAGTTTTGAGCAAATACCGCCGGGGAGTCTGGGTTATCAGTTGGCAAATATTCGTCTGCTTCTGAGTTGATAATATAGACCCAGTTAGCTTCGCGCACGTCAATAGTAGTAGCGGGCAGGGTTAAATATTGTTGGGCAGTTAACGCGCCCACCAGTTTGTTTTCTAATAGCCAAAGGTTTACACCCAGATTAGATAGGTTTTGTAAGTTGTAAAATAGCGCCTGTTTACCTGCGTTAATATACTCAGGCGTAATCTCTTCTGCCATCTTACCGGCATCACGAAACGCATAAGAAATTAACTGGTCAACATTAATCTTGGTGTTGCCAGTGGTATTACTATACGCCATTTAGCGCCCCCGGCCAGCGGCCCGTTTGTTTACTTTGTTTGGTAATTTATTTGATGCTGGGCCGGCCTTAACAAACTCCTTGCCAACCTTTTTAGGGATGCCAAGGGTTGACTTACCAGCGGCTGCGGCGTACATCGCGCCTTGTTGTGCTTTAGATTTGATTGGCATTATTTCTTTTTTACCTTACCACCACGTTTTTGTCCTGGTACCACCGAGCCCAAACCACCAGCTAGTCCGCTACCGGGGCGTTGTCCTTGGTCCATACCACCAGCTAATGCGCCCTGTTGTAGAGCCCCCGGCATGCTTACACCGCTTAATAGGGCGGCTTTTTGTGCGGCTTTTTTACGGGCAATTTCATCCAAACGGCCTTGTGCGGCAGCATTTTGTGCTGGGGTTCCCATGATGTTATTTTTTAGTGTAGTGGCGCCTTGACTAATTGCATCGCCTGCGGTTTGTAATATACCACCATCGGCCATCTTACGAACAGACTTGCCACCACACAACAACGCCGGTTTTTGGCGCTTAGAGTTGGCAATGTCTTTAATGTCTTTATCGGTTTTCTTAGCGCCATAGGCGTTTTCTACTGCGCCGCCAGTCTTGTATTTTTTTACGGTGCCACATTCTTTTTTAGCACGACCACCTTTTTTGAGTTTAATCTCGGTAGCCTCGGAGCCGCCATGTTTGGCCTTGTCATGCTGGGAAAAAGCCTTTTTAACGATGGCCTTGTCTTGCGCTAAATCATTTGGCTCTACGTTCTTGCGGTCACGTTTTTTAAAATTTACTTCTTTTTGTACAGATCCACCTTCTTTGAAGCACTGCACTTTGGGTGATTTTTTAAAGCCTTCCATGGTATTTCCTCGAGGTTAAAGGTAAGGGTGATCGGGCCCTTATATCTACTAATACGTTAAATGGGTTAAAAACGCCCTATATATCTGCTAGAAACAGAGTTCTTTCTCGTTGTCTGCGCTTTTCTAAAACAGCTGGTTTGTTCCACATTAGGATGGCATCGGCCGCCCCTTTGTAGTCACCATTATTTAGCCTACGTACTACGGTAGACTTTTTAAAGTTAGTCTCACCAATATTAAAGCAGAGGCTGTACAAGGCGTCAAATTGCTTCTGGGTAAGGGGTACCTTCACCGAGGTCTCTACGGCCTCGCTACACCACTTTAAATCGCTTCTAAGGAGCTCCATGACCTGTTCGTGAGTTAGCTCAACGGACTTTAAATGTGGCTCGTTTTGTTTAATAAGGTGCCCCACACCAATCGTAAGCAGTCCCTTGGAGTCCGGGTAGGCCTTGGTCCTAAAACCTTCCTCTTGAGTAATCATATCTAAAGTAGATTGGGCTATTGCCATAAAGTCTTCCTCAATGTGGGTATAACGATTTGTTACGTGTAATAGGGCTATCATGGTTATAAACCATAATGTTATAAACAACTTCTTCATGTTTACTCCTTTTTGTTTGCATAATACTAATACGCAAATTGAAAGATTATTTCATTGGGGTTGAATTATAGAGCATTTGGTCTTTATTTTGACTGCCGTTTGTAGATCCAAACCAAAATGCAACTACCGATACCCAGGCCGTCCCGAGGGAGCCTAGCATAATCAGTAGTGGCTGGTTATTTTCATTTGCATATCCGCCCATAATGGCGAATAGTATTCCAAAAAATCCAATTGTTATGGCGTAAGAAAGAATGGCTGGAACGCTTGATTTGGTTGAAATTTGCATGTCTCTGGCAGACTTTCTATCTGCCACTGCTAACTCTTCAAAGTTTAACCCTAGCGCCTGGGTCTGTTCTTTGAATTTTATTTCTTCTAGTTTTACTGCGGCTATTTGTTCAGCAGACAATTTGCCGCTGTCTATCATATCTTTTACTTTATCGGAATCAACCCCAAAGACCTTTGATAGTGCTGTTACGGCTAGGCCCGCTAAAGGACCGCCTAAGCAAGTAGCAAGGGTGGGGGCTATTTGGGCCAACCAACTCATTTATCTGCTTTGTTGTCTAGTTTGTTTTCAATCCGGTGAAGTGCTTTTAGTACCTCATTCCAGCGATCGCTAAAGTCGCCCTTGGAGACATAGTTTGATGGTAACTCTTCGCGCAACTTGGCTAGGTCCTCTTTAAGGTCCTGAACGGCCGACCAAAGCTCCCTACAAAACCAGCCCAATACGGCGCAGGTTGTAGGTAGGATAAAGTTCATTAATGATTGAAAGTCCATAATATTAAATACTATAAGCTGAATAAGTTGAATTTGCGAAATTTTGACTATATCCTACTGTTACAAATCTTCCGGTACTATTAACACAAACACTTTGTAAAAGTGTTTTAGTTGTTGTTGGAGTAATTGCTGTGGGGGCACTCCACGTAACTCCATTATTAGTAGATGTTGTATAATATGGAGAATACGAACTGGTTACTGTATCAAAAAAGTTCAGCATTGCTACAATTCTGCCTGACGCTGGATCAACCGCAACTGGATCACCATACCCTATTGGAAGCGTGTAATAATTTGGAAAAGTAGTAAGATTGCCCCAAGAAGTTCCGTTGTTAGAAGAACTTGCAAAAAAGGCTTTGCCAGTTGGATTGTATGTGTTTCCTCCAATTAACCAATTTCCATTTGAAAGTTCTTTTATAGCAGAAAATAAAGTGGAGGATGCAGTCAATCCAGTAATAGTAGGGGTTATAGGTGTGGCCCAATTAATTCCATCTGTAGAACTTGTATATTTCATTACACCGGTGCCAGTGCTAGAGTTTCGGGAACTTCCACAAGCTAAAAGTGCACCAGACGATCTAACACACATACCGTAAGGGGCAAAAATAGAGGTTTGTGAGGGATTTAAACTAGCAGGAACACTTGAGGTCCAGCTAGTTCCATTAGAAGAATAAAATAGTATTGAAGCATAACCTCCTGTTACACCACCAAATGCTAGACTAACCCAAAGATTTAAAGGAACAGAATAAACTAAACCACCAAAAGTATCAATTTGGTTTGCTCCGCTAGGAATTGGCATGTTACTAAGCGCAGACCAACTAACTCCCCCGTTATCAGAATATGTAAATACTTTTTGAAAACCCCCTTGACTTGATAATACTACATATCTTCCGGCGGATTCATTAACCCCTAATGCTAGGGTATTTTGTAAAAAGGGACTAAATCCTGTAGCGGACGTAGTCCAATTTATGCCATCCGTGGAATATGACGCAGCAGTACTCCCCATTGACACAAATCTTCCAGCCGAAGTATTATATACCAAATTTAAGCCTGCCTGAACCGAGGTTGTATACGCCGTCGCTGCCGTAAAACCATTAAAAGAAGACTTACCATAAAAGTTTGTTGGCACTATAATTGTCCCACTTGACACTCCGGCTAAAGACCTAACATTTGTGTCATTTAAACTAATTTGAGACGTACCCGCCCCACCCAATTCTACAGCAATAGATTGGCCTGTGGTTGTTCCACCTAAAGAGATTGGACCCGATGCGTTAAGTGTCATAAAAAACCTTTTAATTGTCTTTATTAATTTTTTAAAAAACCGATTAAGGTGTTCCATAAGCAGTTACGTTAGCTAACGCAATAAAGTTTCCTGAGGAGTCTAACGAGGCGATTGTTGTGGCGCCGTATTTAAAAATTAACTTAGTACCTGATTGAGTAATTGTAAACGCTGTGACACCGTTTGTAATAAAACTGGCTGCTGTAGTGTTTCCAGAAACTAACAAGTTACCTGTACCTGCTCCGGTTGATGTCCCGATAGATACACCACCACCACTGGATAGGCGCATACCTTCAGTGCCGTTTGCTTTGAATAATAGTGGGGCCGCTACGTCGGTACCAAACACAAATAGCAAGTTGCTAGCATCATAATATGCTTGTGCCCTGTTTGTGCCATTGTTGTACCAGCTTAACGTTGTGTATTGAGATCCGTCATTGTCAACAATGGCGTTGTTTGAGTTACCACCGCGAACGTGGAATGTTGAGGCTGGTGAGGCAATTCCAACGCCCAATTTTATAGTCGCCGGTGTGCTAGATCCAACGGTCCAGTTAAATAGTGAGCTTGTACTTAACGCAGTTGAGCTACTACCGTAAGGCACGTAACCGGCCGTAACCGAAGATAATCCAGTACCGCCATGGTTAACTTGTAATGGGTCAGCTAAAGAAGTGCCCCATGCCGATCCGGTAGATACTGCAATCCCTGTGGATGGATACGTTGTTGGTCCAGTTGCCCCGCTGTAGCCACTAAAGCCACTAAAGCCACTAAAACCACTAAGGCCGCTACCACCACTGCCACCACTGTAGCCGCTAATACCACTAAGGCCGTTAAAGCCACTAAAGCCACTAAAGCCACTAGCACCGGCAGCGCCACTATATCCACTGGTGCCGTTTGTTCCGGTTCCACCACTGTAGCCTGAGATGCCGCTATATCCAGATGTGCCGTTAGTGCCTGTGCCGCCGCTGTATCCTGAGATGCCGCTGTATCCAGAGTAACCACTTACTCCCAGCCCAGAGTATCCGCTGGCACCACTACTACCACTACTGCCATTGGCCCCAGAGTAACCGCTAATACCAGAGTATCCACTGATACCACTACCAGAATATCCACTTAGACCACTACCAGAATATCCACTTAGACCACTACCAGAATATCCACTTAGACCACTATAGCCAGAAATACCTGCCAATAGTGTCACTACGCCAATATCATTTTTGTAATATATCTTTCCATCGGCGATATTAAGTGCCAATTCACCATCTACCAAATCAGCCGCTATTGGGGTAGCTGTTGGAGTAGTGCTATAATAAAGTTGTATTGGTGTATAACCGGATGCAGCCATTTTTTTATTCCTTAAGATGTTCTAAAACGATCTTTGGTTTTACAAATCGTTCGTTACGGTGTTCAACAAATTCCCACCAGAGAAATTGGTTTTCTACTAAATATTTTCTATCAGCTAAAAGATTAATGTTTTCTGGGTGTCCATATATCAACGGATCAGATACTCCCCACAACACAATTCCTTTTTTACCTTCGTCCCATCCCAAGTGCTGGAAAAAACTATCACAAGAGATCCAAATACGGCATTCTTGAATTAGCTTACGCAATTCTGTAATGGGTAAATTTTTTCTAAAGTCGGGAACTAATTGTTTTTCCCCTTCTATACCAACCTGGATAATTGGTTCGTCAATCATTTCAATTAACTCTTTCCAGTATGGATAATTCTTTGGATTTTGTTTGCCGTTAATTAATGCTTTAGAATACGGTGAAATGATAATCATAAATAGAGCTTTCTATACGCATTCTCTAAACTATCCTTCCACTTCCACTGATCCATCTTTTGATACACATTATATGGACTAATGTCACCAAACAAATACTCTGCCTCTGCTATAGAACGGCACGGAATGACTTCAGGATAACAACCAAACACAACAGGATTATGTATCTCAGGAAGTACATGACTGAACACGATATGGTCGCCAAGACCACTATTAAGAACCACAATGGTCTTATCACGGTGTACCAAAATGTTTCTAAAAATTTGTTCATCGTGGTCGTATAATTCTTTCTTTGTCTCGCTACGAATACCACCCTCGGGGTTCTTCATGTGCCATGTAACTGCGTTGGGTACTGCCCAATTAATATAGCCTTTTTGATGCAGGCCATAGGTAAATAGCGTCTCTTCTCTGTGCGCTACACGCGACAAACCAAGATTATAATCACACACGCCAGCACGATATAAGAAAGTACAATGTAAATGCTCAACTTGTCTTGCTACATTAAACTTGCCCCATTGCACATTTGGCTCTGAATCAATCTTATCAATTTTGCCAGTCATTTCATTTGTGTCTGGCATGTATGGTGGTGTTAATACTTGACCACCAACAGCACCTGTACTAGGACCTACAAACCGGTAAAGCTCTTCTAATACGTTAGGCTCCGGTATTGCGTCGTCATCAACTCGCCACACCCACTCATAGCCCATCAAATTAGCGCGTTGGTGTATGTGGTGCTGACCTTTTTTCTCAGCAAACTGCCACTCCCACGGTATGCCCTTAATGTCTAACATCTGAAAAAAGTACTGGTAGATCATTTCACTACGCATGTCTTTTGGCTCGTCATTATCATCAAACACGATCAGCTTATCAGGCTGTTTGGTTTGATTGATAATGGCGTTTAATACTAGCGGCAGTGTTGTGAAGTACCTGCCCCGTGTTGCCACGGAACAAAGAACTTTACTCACTGGCAGTCCACCGACAGATCATCAAATTACAGGGATTTTCAGGTGTGATGTCTTGTGGCACATCTGAAATTTGACCATGCTCGTTGATGTAGTTAAACTCAAAGCCCGGGAAGTGGCGTTCGTTTAATCCATGCAACTTGTGATGTGGTCCCCAGAAGCCTGGTGGTTCGTTCATCGGCACTGTAATTAACAAGCGCTTGCAGTGCTTTTTAAACTTCTCAACAATTTCTAATCCGTTGTCTAAGTGTTCAATGACCTCAAACGCCACGATGGTGTCGTACTGACCCATCTCAAACTTGTTAATGTCGGCGCTAATAAATGTGTTATTGTTGCCGTTCCAGCCCTGTTCTTTGGCTACCTCGACAATGATTGGGTCGTAGTCAACGCCAGTGTACTCAATGTCATCGGGAAAAAACTGTCTGCCGTACCCGTTGGTGCAACCTAATTCAAATATCTTTTTACCAAGCAGATTTTGTGCTGCCCAGTTGTATCTTGTCACTTCGCGCGGGAATACTGGATCGCCCTTGAGGAATACTGCGCGTTCCCAGAAGTTTGATAATCTCCAGCGGTACCACTCTATGTTGTACTTCTTAGCCAACTTCAATGAATTAGTTAAGAAGATGTTGTCCCAACCTTGTACCAAATTGGTGTCGTGCATTGTGCCTTCACCTTTGTGGTAGATTGGGAATCCACCAGTGTACTGTGTTCCGTCCCACAGCTTCTCAAATACCTCTAGAACCTTAAATCCAGCGTTCTCAGCCTCAATACAAAACTCGGTGTCCTCACCGCCACCAACGCCGTACTCTTCATTTAAAAGGCCGATTTTTTCAAATACTTTTTTGTGTATCATTACACAGAAAAATACTAAAAAGTGTCTACCGGCTGGTTCTGAGTTACCTTTAATAATTCCAGAAATACCGCAGTCTGGATCACTGAATGGCTTATCTAAAATGTCCAGCCACTGATTCGTATTTTGTTCTAGCAGGACTGTGTCATTATTTAACAAAATAATCTTGTCTGTTGTAGCTACTCTAATTGCGGCGTTATTGGCTCCAGAGTATCCAAGGGGCTTGTCCGACCATACTACCTTTAGGTTAGGTACGGCAGTTGCTAGGTAGTTTAAATAAGCCTTGGTGTTGTCTATGCAGCCATTGGCTGAGATAATCAGCTCAATATCATCCATATTGCTGTATTTGATAACCGAGTCTACACAAGGTTTTAAGTACTTCTCACAATGATTGTACGTAGGTATTACAAAGCTATATTTCATGTTTTCCTTTAAAGTTCATACGAACTTAAGTAATGTTGTCCTAATACTACTAATACGCAAAAAGGACTTTTTGCTACCCAAACATTAAGAAAAAGTTGTTGTTTGCTGCTGAAGTGCTTGGGATATAAATAATAAAGATAAAAA